TCCTCGTAAGGTAGACTTACAAGTGTCTTGCCGTGTAGCATTAACCTTGTATATAACAGGGAAGCCTGACTTAGTCATCCAACGTATATCATCACCTGCATAGCCTTTAACTAATACTAGTTTACATTCAGCTAACTTAGAATTAATTTTGTTTAAAGCTAGTGTATTCTCTACAGTAGGGTTAGCTCTTTGTTCTTTATTAGCCTGTCGAGCTTCTTTCTTTAACTTACTTATAGCAGAGTTAGATACTTTATTACCATCAGGGTCTTGATACTCGAAAGTACCTAGTTCCCATTGCGCTAAGTCTTGTAGGAACTTCATTGTTGTTTGAGACCCAGGACACACATGCTCAATAGCCTTGAGTATATGTGGAGCTAGTTCATCACAATCAATCTGAGTTATATTGTATTGTTCATCAGCACCAGCTTGTACACAATCAGAGTACATTGATTCAGCTATTGTTTGTGCACCTGCAGAGTAAGCTCTTGTCATTGTAGCTCTCTTAGAAATTAACTTACGTATCTCTGCATAAGACATAGGTCTGTCTACAAAGAATTCAGGTGCTAACTCTACTATCTTTTGAGCTACCTTAACATATAAGTCATGTGGCACTTCACTATCTTGTAGTGCTACTAAGTTACCTGTCTTGTTGTCTCTAGATAATGCAGCTGAGTGTTGATATCCGTTACATGTACCATCAATAGCTACAGGTATACTTGATGTTGGCATTTCACCTTCAGCTTCCATATCAGCTATATCACACCATTCTATACAACAAGCTAAAAACACTACAGGTTTCTCACACTTATGTAATGTACCATTGTTAGCTGTTTCTTCTATTAGGTCCCAGTTGTTATTAAACCAGTTTATTCTATCTTCAAGAGAAAATTTATCTACGCTTATAGTGTCAATACCTTCTTTGTTTAACATAGAGCAGTAGTCTTCTTCTACCCAGTTAGGTATTTCATTTACATCATACTTTTCATTGTATGAGTTAGCAGTGTGTATAGCTAAAGCTCTCTTACCGTTACCATCTATAAGTTTAGATTCACTGAAGGCCATTAAGCCTCTAGCCATATCATTACCTTGATAGTTCATGTAAGGTTCTTTGTAATATACTCTACCTCTGTAATCTAAATCTACTAACGAATAAAACTTAGGCCATTCAACTAGTTGTTTAGCTTTACCTAGAGTAGTCTTTATCTCTGCACGTTTAGCTCTTACTTGTAATGGTCTTAAAGTCTTTTCCCATTCTTTAGCTATAGTATTATAAGCTTGCTTGTTAATAGAAGAAGGTTTCTTTTGATACTTCTCATATGCAGTCTTAAGTACTGACTTAGGTATAGCGTGTTCGTACATCGGTGTGTCTTCAGGTAATATATCTTCAAGCTTATCTATTAACACAGCTAAGACTTTAGGATTTATTTTCCATGAAGTTTGTTGTAAGTTATTTACTGCACGAACAAAGGCAGAGTTAATATAAGTATTATTAAATGCATCCTTCTGCTCTTGAGGGGCAGAGATACCCCATCGTTTTATTAAGGGATAATTCTTAGGTTGCATTATATTACTTACGTCTTCTGGTATTTCATCTACTGTATATACGAGTAATCCTTTACTCTCGATAAGCTTAAACTCACCTATCTCTTCCCAACGAGCTGTTGGTTCAATCATGTAAGGTGCTTGTGCATTGTATGCACCAAAGCCTTCTGCTCTTTTAACAGTAATAAATCCTGATTGTACATAAGCTTCCAGCACGAGATCACCTGTCCTTATTGACTGATGAAAGCTACACTTAGCATTAAAGTATTTTGTGAATACGTGTTCACCAATACCTGTACTTACTTGTGTAACTTTAGCTAAACCTATAGGTTGTTCAGGATATTCTCTTGTAAAGTTAGAGGACATCTTATCGAAAGCTACTTGTACTATATTAGGTAAGCTTTCTTTAAAGCTAGTTATAGTACGTAATATCTGAGCACCCTTATTTGCTTTAGGGTTATTCATATTTACACTAGAAACTTTAGTTATTAGATAATCCACCACTTCATTTAGAGGGTCTTTCATGTTATCTTCCATTGGGTATTCCCTTTTAATAATGGACTTCAATTATATATTAAGGCCGTCTAACATATCATCGTATACTCCATCGTGTAATCTACCTGTATCATAATCAAACTTACAAGTACCTGCCGGTCCTGTCTTACCAGTATATCTTGATTTTAATACTGAAAGTTTAATTGTGTTTCTTTCTTCTTCTTGATCTGCAGTTATATTACGAGCAAATGCTAGTATATCATGTGATATTTGTTTGATAGAACCAGAACCACGTATATCATCTACAGTAGGTAATCTACCTTCTTCAAATGATTGACCTGTAGTAGACATCTTACGTAAGTGAGACACTAAACCTATCCACACGTTATGTTGTTTAGTTATTCTTAGTAAATCATTCATTACTTTATCTATAGCTTCGTTACCCGTTAGTCCATCGGAACCTTCAGACACTAGTATAGTTATATGATCAATGAATAAATACTTACAACCAGATAATGCCATGTACTCTAGCTGAGATATAATACCGTTAGCCATAGAACCACAGTGATCTAACACTAATACTCTATCTTTAAACTTATCAAAGCCTACTCTGAGTTCATCTAGCTCTATCTTATCTGCAGCTGGATTCTTGTTTATAACCATGCCAGCTAGCTTTCTAGTAGTTTCAGCGGGACTTTCTTCGAGTGCAATGATACCTATCTTTTCATTAGTCTTATCAATGATATCTAATACTATTTCTCTTAGCATAGTAGACTTACCTGCACCTGTACCTGAAACCCATAGACTTATTTCACCCAGCCTCATACCTTTAATCTTATCATTTAGACCTGAGAAGCAGTCTGGGTAAGGTAAAGATTCAATATCATTATACTCTATTAGTTTACCCCACAAGTCTTCACCAGTAAGAATACCTTGAGGACTATATTGTTGAGCATCCCATATACCTCTAAGTAATATCATATGACCTGATTCAGTTAAGGCTTCTGAAGCATCTTTGTGTTGAGTCTTAGCTACCTTTACTTTATCAAAGCCAATAGCATTAGCTAACTTATCTACAGCTATTTTACCTGCCTCATCTGTATCTATAAACAATATTACTTCTTCAAATGATCTTAGGTAGTCTCTGTTCTCTACCACAGCCTTTAGATTAGATGCAGATGGTATTGATACTACAGGATAGACTACACCTGTACTATATTTACTGTATGCTTCAGCTACTGCTAGTGTATCTTCTTCTCCTTCAGTAATAACAATACGCTTACCACCACCAGAAAATATATTCTGACCGAATAAAGTAAGAGGTAACTTACCTTCTACTCTAAAGTCTTTAGGGAACAATCTTTTCTTACTACCCACTAATACATTATTCTCATAGTATGGATAGTATACTGCACTAGTACCTCCTGATGAAGATACTTCTCGTTTAACACCAAACATTTCACATATCTTAGTAGAGATATTACGTTCAGCTGATGTACCAAAGGGTAAAGACTTTATTGGTACAACAGTGCTTTCTTCTTTCTTGATAAATGCCTTCTTATTACCTTCACAGTCTGGAGTGAAGCACCATGTAGACCCGTCATCGTACTCACATTTATTATTAGTTGAACCACATGAATCACAGTTAGTCTTTCTAATTATTCTACCCATCGCTATACTCCTAGCTTGTTACACATTATTAATTGCTCAAATGCTGCTTCAACACTTAATTTAGGATTGTTAATTAAGATTTCTCCAGCAAGCATTTCTTTTAGTCTATACACTGCTTGTTCTCTTGTCTCCCCAGTCGTCATCACATTCACCCAACCCTTTATGAATGTCGCCTGATATTCGTCGGGATGGTTCCAGTTCTTCTCTACCTTTATGTTGTAATTTTTCAACAGCTCTTCGTCCTGTTCGGATATCGTAGCGATCATTATGTTCTCTCCTTAAGTATATAAGATCCATGTTGAGTTGCATATCATCTTCCCAACCTCTTCCAAAATGTTTTTGCCAGAATTCTTTTACAGTAGATAGGTGGTTAACCATAGGTATTCCTTTAAGTACCTTTGCTGCTTTAACTTTACCTATCCCTTTAAGTCCTGGAATATTGTCTGTTGAGTCACCCATCATTACCTGAGTATGTAGTAACAATGAAGCTTCTTCTTCGGTTATATTTATATAGTCTTTCTTTCTTGTATTATAGTGTAACCCTGGTACTTGTAACATATCTTTATCTATGCTTACTATAATACCAGGTTCTTCTGTTTGCCAGATAGCTAACAAGTCATCTGCTTCCATATCATCTGCAGTAACTGCTTTCCAACCATCTTTTAAATAGTTATAAGCATACTCAAAGAAATCTTTTTCTTCCTGAGTTAGCTCTTTCTTTCTATTACCTTTGTAAGGAGAATAAATATCTTTTCTAAAGTTACCTACACCTTTAATTGCTATCTTACCAGTACCTCCTTCTAGGTCTGACATAATGTTAGCTATTGTTTGATCTAGTTTCTTTTTAATATCTTTATTATTCTTAGCACCCCATATAGATTGGTATACTAAGATATCGCCGTCAATGTATATATTAATACTCATTGATATCTACCTTTCTTGATTCTATGTAATCAACTAAATGATTATAGCCTCCAATATGGAGACCATTAATTATTATTTGTGGTACAGTATTGCCTAACCTTTCTTTAACATCATCTATAAATTGAGGTTCTTTATCTAGTCGAACTTCATTTATAACACAATTCTCTAGGGAATGCAATAAGTTTTTTGCTTTCTCACAAAATTCACAGTTAGGTTTAGTATATATAGTAATTACATTAGGATTAATATACTGATCCATTAAGTAACTCCTTTTTATTTTCATAAGGAGCTACTACCTTTCGATAGAACTCCATCTGAGCTCCAGCTAAGGCTCCCATAACATCATTAAGTGTCTGATAGTTATAAGGACCGTTATCTGTAAGATAGTCTTGTATCATATCTGCTATTAAGTATTGTATTTCACCTGCATTTTTAGGTGAATCATCAAATAGTTCTTCTCTTCTTTGTCTTTCAATGTATGGCATTAGTGCACCTCTAAATAATCGTTACCTATTTTACAATCGCCTGCTTCCATTATCTCTACACCTAATTCTTTAGGAGCTTCAACAAACCACTTACGTATAATGGGTTCAGCTTTAACAGCGTCTTCAGGAGATACCTCCCATGTACACTCGTCATGATAGAACAGTAATTGCTTCGCTTCAATACCTTCTGCTTCGAAGGCTTCGTTGATACGTACTATTGTACGCTTCATTAGTATAGCCTCAGTACCTTGTATAAGGTAATTAAAGGCTTTGTATGCTTCATCAGTGTAAATACGACGACCATCAAGACCACGTAGATATCCTCGTTGTTGAGCTACATTCTTTACTTTCTCTGTTAAGCTTGCAAGGGCAGGCCACCGAGCTAAGAAAGCATCTTTAGCTTTATTACCTGCAGTAGAAGATCTACCTAAGATAGTACCTAGTTTAACTCCACCTGCACCGAATAAGAAAGCAAAGAAGAAAGGTTTAGCTTCATTACGAGTACACTGTATAGCATCAGCGTTTTTCTGATGTATATCTCCTTTCAATATTTCGTTAGACATCTCTTCATCTCTACCAAAGTGAGCTACTACTCTTGCTTGGTAGCCAGCACCGTCAGCTGAGATTAATACTTTATCTTTAGCAGAGATAAACATAGAGCGTATATCACTACCGTAAGTAGCTTTAGGTGAAGGTATGTTAGCTATTATCTTGTGAGTTTGACGGCCAGTAGCGGCACCAATGTCAATAACATCACCATATAATCTGCCATCATGTATATGTTCTTTCCAACCAGTTAGTATACTGTGTCTAGCCCTGAGAGTAAAGTAAGTATCTATATCTTTACCTATATCACCTAGTTTTAGTAAGCTATCTGTAGTTAACTTAGGACTTACCTTATGAAACTGTCCGTTTATTTTCTTCCAGTTCCATTGAGTTGGTTCCCAACCTATTGTATAAAGAAACTCTTTAAGATGTTCTTGGTTACCTAGTCTTGCTTCAACTGTTTCTTTACGTTGAAACTCCTCTTCAGGGTTTATTGGGGGATTATCAGATAGAGCATCAGACACATCAACATAGCTCCCAAGATAGTCGCTGAGTAGCCTTGCAGAAACAGCGGTGTATTCTCCGTTCTTCTTGTATTTAGCTGTCTTCGGTTCTTTATCGATTGTAATTGTGAGCGTTCCAAGCTTTGGTTCGACTCGTCTTTCAATATCATTTAGTTCGCCTTTTATTTTAATTATAGTGCTGTCCAGTAGTTCTTCGTTTATTTCCCAACCGTTTCTTATCTGCTCGCTAGACCAGTAAGCCATCTGATGTTCAATATTAATAGCATCGTCATAGTTAGGGTTAGTCTCTTTAATTTTATTATACTCTTTCATAAGCATATTATATACAGCTATATTAGCATCAACATCTGCTATACAGTACTGCACCATCTCATCAGAGTAACTATCAAAGCCACCATCATAATCCATTTTCTGTTCTTCTCCTGCTTGTATTGCAAGAGCCTTAAGACTATGTTTTCTAAATGTTTTCTTACGATGGAAGTCATTTAGCCTTGAGTATATTACCGTATCAATTATCTTGTTACGATCTATAGCGTATCCAGCTACTTTATCTAACACAACACGATCATATCTCATACCGTTGTGTGCTATAATCCCTGTAGCCTCATCTAATAACTTAAATGATTCAGATAAATTAGGGTACCTGTCATCATGATCACTGAAGACATGTAACTCTTTTGTATCTAAGTTACGCATTACTGAAACCCATATTGTGTCCGCTACATCTTGGAAGCCATTCGCTTCGATGTCCCACGCATATATTGTCATAGTGTTTCCTTTAAAATAATAGTTCTAATCCGATAACAACACCAGGATTAATGTTGTTATCTTTCTTTTCAAGGCCAGGAGTTAATACTAAGTTCATATTATCTCCCAGCTTATAACCAAGTCTAGCATAAGGTAATACTTCTTTATAAGAGTAACCATGTACTATTCCACCTTCAATAAAGGTTTTATCAGTATCATATCTAAGACCTAAATAAGGACTAATATTACTCTCACTATTAAGAAAAGCTCCGGCTACAACTTGATCCTTTTGTACTCTAACATGAGGATGTACCTCATTATAAGAGCCATAGAAACCTAGGTGCATAGTAAATACTATACTGTATGCAACTAACAATTTCTTTTTACGAAACATTAACTCTACGACGGTTATTCTTTATAAATGAAACCATCGTTTGTGATATGTTAAATCTGTATGCAAGTATTTTCTGAGGTATAGTAGTTTCCTGTGATAACTTTCTTATCATTTTAACATCGTAGTTATCTAGTTTCCAATAAGTCATGTTGGTTTTCCTGTCTCTTTAGGGATGAATTTAATTCCAGCAATGTTACCATTATAGAACTTTGCTTTATCATCGTTACATTTCATTGTAAGTACGTCTAGCTTATGTTGTAAGTTAGCTTCACCATAAGATAAACCGCCTCTAGTTTGATATAGCCTTAATACTAAGAATGAAAAGTTATCTTTACCATGTTTAGCTATATCTAAGTTTAGTTCGGCTGAAGACCCTGTATATGTCTTCCAGTTAGTTTCAGTACCATACTTATAGTTAGGTACCTTGACCCCCTTTCTTTTATAATTCTTTTTACCGCCGTGTAAAAAGTTTTTCTTGCCTACATAATATCTATCATCAACAGAATTATGTATAGCATATACAAAACCATGAAGACCTAAAGTTATAATAGGATTATTACTAATCCAGTGACCTTGATCTTCATGGTTACTACCAACTTTAATTAAGTCTTTAAGATCTGTGTATTTAATCATAATAATCTACAACAGCATCAAGTGCATCTTGCAAATCATAATGTACCTCTGTAGCATAAGTGTAAATGAATGGATGTTTAAATTGATCAGGATCTACTAAAACTATAATGATTTTATCCCATTGATAAGCTTGAGCTACTTCCATTACTGTACCCCATTTCTTTCCTGGCATTGAGTCTCTTAGATCAGCCAATATTACATGTGATCTTTTGATGTCAGCCATATCTTGATATGTAATACGCTTAAGCTTATTGTATGTAGATATATCATCATTTGCTTCTTGATCGTGAATAGGTGCACGTCTTGTAGGGTGTAAGCATCTAATGTCAAAGTCATCTAAGAAATTAGCTGAGTATTCACGCCACTTATTCATGTCTATATTACTAACATGTTCCATTGCACCTGCGGTATAAACAAAATCTTGTTTCATTACTTATTACCTTTCTTTCTCAAAGTAAATCGGTTAGCCCAGAGAACCTGAGCCAACTGTGTTGTATAGTAACTAACGTTATACGAAGGAAGGATCCATACAGATCCATTCCTTGTATCAACTCTAATTAATCTCTTCTCCATTAGAAGTCTTCACCTGCCCCTTCATAAGCAACATAATCTGTTACTTGTAAAGCTACTAACATAGCTGAAACACCTGACTTGCCGCCAACATTCCAGTCATAAGAGAATAATTTGATATGACCTTTAGAGCCATTACCCATATTCTTTATCTTACTTGGAGCCATTTCCTCTTTATCTAAGTCAATAACTTTAGGTGGATCTTGTTCTTCTCCGTTAGCTTTAACTGCTTTACGTTTAATGTTAGCATACCAGGTTTTGTTCTCACCTGTCTTCATCTTAACACCGCTACTCTCTAGTTGAGCTTTAGTTGCTTCATTATCTGTAACAACTTGTACGTCCCACTGGAGTGTACCGAAAGGAGAATGTTTATCAACTAGTTTAGCCCAGTTAAATGTTACGTCTCTTACTACCATTACTTGATTAGCCATTATATTATTCCTTTTCTAATGGATTGTTATTGTATCAGAGTGTAGTTCCACAATTATTTGTAGCACTATTTCTTCTACATTATCAGAGTTAACCTCATCGTTAACACTAATTTCGAATAGCTCTGTCATTACAAAGCTAGTTTTATCTTCAAAGACATCCCAGAATACTGGAAAGTCTTCATATCCGTTTACTGACAGATACTTGTGATTAGCTATGGGAAATCTTACGTTATCTCTCATCTTGTTTCTTGATTACATCAACAAGGTAATTAGCATACCATTGTATCTTTAATGCGTCCTGTTGTTTAGCATCTTTCTTACCGAGCCTTATACTATACTTAAGTATCTGACCTACTAAGTGTGACTCAATACCTTTATGATGAGCTAAAATATACTGCATTAGATCCATATACTCTAAGCCTTCAGGATAATTACCTGGAGGTATTACTTTGTAGTGAGCAGGATTTATAATACTATCTTTAACTCTTTCATTCATATCTTTAAAGTCACCATGAAAGTCTGTTAATTCTTTTTCTTCTTCGGGATCTAATCTCATTAGTTCTCTTCCTTTTTCTCTATCATAAGTTATTAACTCATCCATAGTATCTATTCTTTCTGTCTCAGTTCTAGCATGAGCTAGTCTGTGCACTATGTCAGCACGTTTCATTTAAGTTCCTTTCTAGGAAAATAGCGTTCCCTTTTAATAATGGACTATACATTTAGATATTAAGTCCCTTCATCATAGTACGTTTCTGTCTTGCTCTCATGGTACGTTCTGCCCATGATTCATCAGCACCTAACGCCCATATCTTATCATCTTGATTTGATACACACAGTATTAAGTCTTTGATTTTAATTAGCTTATCTACTTCATTACCGTTACGATGCCAGTTAGCTCTTTGCATCTCATCTCGTGTACCTGTTATTTGTAGTGATTGTACGAAGTAAAGTGTTCTATTACTATCACTGGAATATTCTTCAGCTGAAATAGTAAAGGCTCTACTACCTTGATACTCTAGTATTTGAAAACCAAGATCACCTACAGTATCAAACCAATGCTTGTTTACTTTTATAGTAGGATTATACTTTATAGGAGTAATCCTAGTAACATCTTTAACAAAGCTTGATTTATCTTCTTCATCTTTACCAACAAAAGTATACCTTAGATTAAAGAGATAGTTAGAACCTATATGACTTAGCTTTCTATTAAGATGTATTACTTTATCTTTATATTCATTTCTAACTATATCATCTTCGGTTTCATTAAGCTTATAGTCAAGATATATTTCTTTCTTTACTATCTCAGATAAAGCAAAGGATAAATAGTTACTAATCCTATCTCTCATGTCCCATAAAGGTTCATACTCTTCTTTTTCTTTCATAGCTCTAGAATACATTCTATTAGCTTCATATCCAGGACTATAGTTAGAATAGCTGTAATAGTTTTTATTAGCATCTAAGAAATTAATAAGCACTAATAATTCACCATTAACACTACCATTCTTAGTAGCTGCCTCAAACTTTTCATGTAAGTTAACCTTTGTAAGCTCATATAATTCTTTTAAATCATAGTTAACACTGGTTGCTTGTTGCTCAACATGTCTTACTAAAGAGTAATACCTATTAGCCTGATAAGGTAAAGACTTAGGATCATTTGCATGACCGTTCTCTGTAAAGTATTTACCATTAAGTTCTTTATAATCTCTAAACATTATTATATCCTTTCTTGCTTAGAAGTTTACAGACACAAGAGTGCCGTAAGGGTTTTCATTATTTTTACCTGTTGATAACCATAACACAGGCTTATCTGGTTCTGGAGGCCAGTCCCAGAATTCACAGTCCGAGAAACAAAGTATAGTCTCTGTTTCAGGAAGACATTCTTCTATATATTTAAAGCCAGGAGACATATCAGTACCTCCACCGCCTTTAAGCTCTAGCTCTGTTATATCTTCATAAGGACTAAAGCTAAAGCATGTAGCAACATTAGTATCTACACATATGACATGCATATTAGTTGGCTTTAAACTTTCATTTATTGATTGTAACTCTGATAAGAATACTTCTCTTTCTTTCTTAGATACTGATGCTGATGTATCAAGTATTATAGATACAACACCTAAGTTTTCTGATATCATAGCTGGCATGTACATATCTAAGTCAGACAACATCTTACGATTAGGTCTTTTCCATGAAGCATCTTCAGGGTTTCTATTAATAAGATACGTGGTAAGAAAAGCTTTCCAATTAACTTGTGGTGTTCTAACACTTTTAACTAAGTCTTTAAGGCTACCATGTATATCTTGACCAGCCTTCTTAGCTTCTTCAGCCGCTGAAGCAATCATTTGTTTTACTTCATCCATAGCTGCTTCTCTAGCTTCACCTGTTAATGGCTTACCATTCTCATCTGTCATAGGGAATACGCCACCCCAACCAGGTTCTTCGTAGTAATCATCATCTATATCATCATATATCTGTTCAGCAGACATACCTATATATTTTTCTTCATATAAAGCACCTTCAGGTAGCTCAAAACCTTCTTCTTTTATAACAGGATTTATAGCAAGATCACAAGCTATATTCCACTTCTTATGGGTCCTATCTCCCATACGTAAGTGATGACTCATTATTACATGATATACTTCATGTACTATAGTGCCTTTAACTTGGCCTTCACTACATTCATCTACAAAACTTTTATTCCACAATATGTTTGCACCATCAGTACACATAGTATCATAGTCAGTAGTCTCTCTCATGTTAAGCCTGAGTGCTGCTGATCCATAGAAAGCGTGGTTGGCCACAAGTTGTATTACGGATCTACTTATTTTTGTTTGAGCATCCATTGTATTATACTTTCAATTTAAGTTGCATTAAGTCATAGAGTTCTGCTTCAGTTGGTACGAAGCTAGCATTCTCTATACGGTCTAGTATTATTTGATTAGCCCATTCTATCTCCTCATCTGTTGGTTCATCATTAGTGTCAGTAGATTTAAACAAATCTTCCTGTAACATCATGTCGAGTGCAAACGCTATTATATCACTTGCTATCAATAGCTTTCTCTTTACGCCCAACTATATCATGGGCTAGAACAAATAGTTCTACTTCACTCATATCTTTATACTCTGATTTAAGCTTATAATACTCTTCCAGTACTTTAGATAATCTTTCTCTTTCCTTATACTCTGCCATACGTATAGGATCATTATCTATATCTTTAAATTCTTCTGTCATTGTAATAACCTCCATATTAAATTAAGTGCAAAGCTAAATGAAGTCATTAACCCCAAAACAGCGAAGCCTAGTACAGCCCATACAAATAAGTTCATTAGCTTTTCTTTTCTCTTATGTTTAGTTGTATTAAAATATTTCTCATTCATCTTGTTATCCTTTCTTTAACCCAAAGTCTTTTAAGTTTATTTTGTCTACCACCTTTAGCACCTGTAGCCTGCCTATTTCTTTGTGCAGTCCACTGATCACCTTCTTTATA